ACCTCAAGCAGCACATCACTTACATGCGCGACGCCTCCACGCTGCCGATGCCGCTGGAGCGCGGCGAGCTCATGACGACCAAGGGCAGCCGCACGCTGGAGAGGAAGGGCTTCTTCTAAAGAGGCGCGACCGACGCCGCGAGGCCCGTTGCCGGATGCGCGACTGCAGCGAGGAACTGCTGCAGGCACGTCTTCTCGTAAGAGGTCGCGGCGGCCGGATGCTCGGCGGCGTACGCTGCAGCGAATGCTGTCTCCATTTGGATGTAAAAGACATTACGCTCGCCTTCTTCAAAGTCGTACAAGATCAAGATGGTCCGATTCGTGTCTCTTCCCAGCTCATTGAGCTCATCAAAGAAGACTTGAACGGAAACTATGTCGGGGCGCAGCGAGGCGACCGGCTGAAAGATCGTCCCTGAGAGGAAGCGGATGAACTCCGACGAGATGAAGGTGAGCCCTTTGTAGTCCGGCGCGGCGCCGCGCTGCTGGTACTTTTTGCGACCGTTTCGCCCGATGCGATACGTTCCTCCGCGCGCTCCGGTGTACACCGAAGCGGTTTGCGCGGGTGACGCTGCTGTCGCATGCGACGTGACTTGCGCTGGCAGCGGCAGCCCGGCGACGATGCGGTATAGAGTGTAGACGATGTCGGGGACGAGCGCATCGGCCTTGTAAGATGTTTTGAGGCTCCGGCGCTTGTTCTCGGCATCGCACAAGACGCGAACGAATACATCGCGCGACTCGGCTTCGGCGCTGTCTGTAGCCGGAGCCCCAAAGTTGCATTCCCCTTGGGTGCTGCGATCAAACTTGAAGTCTGCGATCTCGGAGTAGCGGGTCTTGTGGGTTTTGAGAATGATCCGGTCGGGCTTTTTGCGAATGAAGCCAAAGGTCACGTGGTCGCCGTGGTTTGCTAGATCCGGCTGCGCGCTGTGATAGCCGACGAAGAGGGCGCGAGGGACGATTGACGCGGCAGACTCGGCGGATACGGCGGACGCGGCGGACTCAGCGGAGCTGGGCTCTGCTGGATGCAGCGAGATCATGTACTTTACGATGCTTTTCCTATAAACGTAGCAGTAGTTCGGCTGGTCGGCCGGCATAATAAAGCACTGCACCCGACCGATATCCCATGCGCTCAGAGCCGTGTTCACGATCGGCACCTTGAGATTACGCCCTTGAAAGTACATGAAGCGCACTCCTGTCTTGGGCAGAGCTGCTATGAATCCTGCCAGATTCCGCTTGTAAGAATCGTAAGACATTGGAAGAACTGGAGGTACGCCGCGCCTGCTATGTGCCGATAAAATGCGCCGAGCTCTTGGGGCGCAGAGCCGAAAAAGTTCTTATCGCTTTGTAGAGGGCGCGGAGCGACTGCGCGGAGTAAACGAGTAAGGCGACATGCCAACCGCAACCGGCGGCAAGACCGAGCAGGACATCCTGGACGAGCAGCTGGCGCGGCTGACGCCGTCTCAGCAGGAGCTTTACAAGTCGCGCCGCGCCTCTTACTTCAAGGGCACGATCGCCGTGTGCGTGATCTACGGCGTGCTCGCGCTGTTCCTGTTCATCCTCGCGGTCGCGAGCGTCAAGGGCCGCGAGCTGCTCGCAAACGACCTGCTGTCGTTCACGGTCACGTTCATCGCCGGCATGATCCTGATCATCATCGTTCTGACTCTGCAGGTGCTGAACTTCAAGCCGCCGAACTACACTGGCGACGACCCGGCTGCGATGGTATGCCCCGACTACTGGACGCTCAAGAGGACTCCGGACTACGTTCTCAGCAACATCAGCTCCGAGGAGAAGTACACGATGCAGTACATGTGCCAGAACGACCGCGCGACGGTGATGCCGGCGGGCAACGCGGCCAAGGCGTTCACGGTCACGGACAGCACGCCGATCGTGCGTAAGCTCAAGGAGAAGATCGCAATCATGTACGGCACTCAGCAGGCCAACAGCGGCACTCTGAACTGCAACTACCTGTTCCCCACGCTGATGGCCGTCAAGGATCGCAAGGAGTTCCCCGAGGTGCCGAACAGCATGCGCTGCCAGTACGCGCGCGAGTGCGGCGTGTCGTGGACGGCGGCTTGCCCGGAGGTCCCCAAGGACGCCGCGTAAGTTGCGCGCATAGCGCGTGCTGCGCTATCGTTGTTTTTATCGCTGAATCGGGCGGACGCACTGCGATCCGATCGGTCACCAAAAAATGATATAAGGAGGTATAGCTCACTGGTTGTAAGCAATCGCCGACTGTCCCTGTGCGTATCGTGCGTACGGTTCGGCAGCGCGCGTGCGGGACAGTCGTTACTCGTTACCTTTCGGCAAGATGCGGGTTCTCAAGCGCGACGGGGCGCACGAGGACATCTCGTTTGATAAGATCCGCAAGCGCATCCACAATCTCTGCACGGGGCTGACGGAGGTGGACGCAGACGCTATCTCGCAGCGCGTGATCTCTCGGATCTACGATGGCGTCAAGACGTCTGAGCTGGACGAGCTGGCCGCGCAGATGTGCGCTTCGCTCGTGACGGACCACCCGAACTACGGCGTCCTGGCGAGCCGCATCATCATCAGCAACCACCACAAGAACACGTCGCCGTCCTTCAGCGAGGCCATGGGCCTGCTGTACAACGCGACGGACGTGCGCGGCGAGCGCAACCCGCTGATCTCCGATGAGCTGTGGGAGATCGTCCAGACGCACAACGTCAAGTTGAACACGATCGTCTCTTACGACCGCGACTACGACATTGATTACTTCGGGTTCAAGACGCTGGAGCGCAGCTACCTCATGAAGATTTCGGGCAAGATCGTTGAGCGCCCGCAGCACATGTGGCTGCGCGTCGCGCTCGGCATCCACGGCTGGGACATCAAGGACGCGATTGAGACGTACGACATGATGTCGCGCCGCAAGTTCACGCACGCGACGCCGACGCTGTTCAACGCGGGCACGCCGCGCCCGCAGATGGCCTCGTGCTTCCTGAAGGGCGTCGGCGACTCGGTGACCGGCATGTACACGAGCATCGCCGACTGCGCACAGATCAGCAAGTACGCCGGCGGCATCGGCGTGCACGTCAGCAACATCCGCGCGAGCGGCTCGCACATCCGCGGCACGAACGGCACGTCGTCGGGGCTCGTGCCCTTCATGCGCGTGTACAACGACACGGCGCGCCACATCTCGCAGGGCAGCAAGCGCCTCGGCAGCTTCGCGATCTACCTAGAGCCGTGGCACGCGGACGTGGAGTCGTTCCTGGAGGTGCGCAAGAACCACGGCGACGAGAACGAGCGCTGCCGCGACCTGTTCACGGCGCTGTGGGTCCCGGACCTGTTCATGAAGCGCGTCGCCGAGAAGGGCGAGTGGTCGCTCATGTGCCCCGACGAGTCGCCGGGCCTGCAGGACGTGTACGGCGACGCCTTTGACGCTCTGTACACGAAGTACGAGGCCGAGGGCAAGTTCCGCCGCAAGGTGAAGGCGCAGACTCTGTGGCTGGCGATCCTGAAGTCCCAGATTGAGACAGGCACGCCGTACATGCTGTACAAGGACGCAGTGAACCGCAAGAGCAACCAGAAGAACATTGGGACGATCCGGTCCAGCAACCTGTGCGTGGCGCCGGAGACGCTGCTGCTGACGCGCGACGGCGAGCGCCCGATCGCGGAGCTCGTGGGGAGTGAGGTCGCCGTGTGGAACGGCGACGAGTGGAGCGAGGTCATCGTGAGCAAGACGTGCGCCGCGGCCGAGCTGCTGAAGATCGTGTTCGCCGGCGGCCGGAACCTGGAGTGCACGGCGTACCACAAGTTCTACGTGGACGACGGCGCCGGCGGCGACGCGGACGCGGGCGGCGGCGTTGAGACGCGCGCGGAAGACCTGAAGGTCGGCGATCGCCTAACGCGCTGGAAGACGCCGATCCTCGGCGGCGCGAAGGTGTGCGACGTCGTGCTCGCCGTGGAGCGCACGGGCCGCGTGGACGCGACGTACTGCGTCAGTGAGCCCAAGAAGCACCGCGCGATGTTCAACGGGATCCTGACCGGCAACTGCACGGAGATCAACGAGTACTCGGACGACACGTCGTACGCGACGTGCAACCTCGGCTCCATCGCGCTGTCCATGATGGTCAAGCCGAACGCGGAGACCGGCAAGCCCGAGTTTGACTTCGCCGAGCTGCACCGCATCTCGCAGATCCTGACGAAGAACATCAACAAGGTCATTGATCGGACGTTCTACCCGGTGGAGAAGACCGTGGCGCCGAACAAGCTGCACCGCCCGATCGGCATCGGGGTGCAGGGCCTGGCCGACGCGTACGCGCTCATGCGGCTGCCGTTTGACAGCGACGAGGCCGCCGCGCTGAACCGCGACATCTTTGAGACGATCTACCACGGCGCCGTGACGGCGAGCATGGAGATCGCCAAGAAGCGCGCGCTGCTGCGCGACGAGCTCTCTGAGCTGGAGGGCGCCCTTCCCCGCGCCGGCGCCGAGCGGCGCGCCGAGATCAAGAAGCACCTCGCGCTGCTGCTGGAGGAGGAGGCGCTGACGAAGTGGCGCGGCGCGTACACGACGTTCGCGGGCTCGCCGGCTTCGGAGGGCCTGCTGCAGTACGACATGTGGGGCGTCGCTGAGAGCACGCTGAGCGGCCGCTGGGACTGGGCGGCGCTGAAGGCCGACATCGCGCGCTGGGGCATGCGCAACTCGCTGCTGCTCGCGCCGATGCCGACCGCGAGCACGTCGCAGATCCTCGGCAACAACGAGTGCTTTGAGCCGATCACGAGCAACATTTACCAGCGCCGCACGCTGGCCGGCGAGTTCACGCTGATCAACAAGTACCTCATCAACGACCTGCTGGACCTCGGCGTCTGGGATCGCGACATGAAGAACAAGATCATCGCCGGCGCCGGCAGCATCCAGGGCATCCCGGAAATCCCCGAGGAGATCCGCGCGCTGTACAAGACGGCGTGGGAGATCCGCCAGCGCGTGCTGATTGACCAGTCGGCCGACCGCGGCGCTTTCGTGTGCCAGTCGCAGTCTCTGAACTGGTTCGTGGAGGAGCCCGACTACACGAAGCTGACGAACATGCACTTCTACGCGTGGAACAAGGGCCTCAAGACCGGCATGTACTACCTGCGCACGCGCCCGAAGGCGAAGACGATGGCGTTCACGCTGGACCCATCGCTCGTCGGCAACACGGCGATGAACGCCTCCGGCTCGCCGACGAAGCTGCGCTCTCCGGCGAAGATCGCTGCGGCCGCGGCCGAGGAGGACGAGCCAGTGTTCGCGTGCCGCCGCGACGACCCGCACTGCGAGATGTGCTCGTCGTAAACGACTCGCGCGCTCTGCGTGCTCGTCGTAGATTATCTGACCCCACTGTGGGTACCCCGGCGTGCCTGTCCGGGACATTACAGAGCTGCCCGAGACGCACAACCATTCTTTTTCAGTTTTGTATGTAGAGAACCGCTTGCACGCGGCGCATCATACAGGAGCGGGAAGATCGCGAGGGCGCGATGGATATGTACGGGTCCGGGCCTCTTTACAGGCGGACTCGCTCGGCGACCTCGCGCATCGTCTCGGCGACTCGCGGCGTAAACTCGCTCACTTCCGCTGCGGCGCCGAGCACGGCCGCGACGCTGCCCTTCGTGTTCATTTTGGACTGGGACGGCACGATCGCGGGCCGCGTTGAGTACCAGTCGCACGCTTACACGCTGCAGCAGACGCTCAAGCGCCAGGGAGTGAAGTCCGTGCCGGGCTACAACCCGGCCGCCGCGTTCGGGCGCGGCACCAAGCTGATCCGCCCCGGATTCGCCGCGTTCGTCTCAGGACTGCGCGAGTTCTACGGGCCCGACCAGGTCCACTTCTTCATCTACACGGCCAGCGAGAAGCAGTGGGCGCACCACGAGATCGCCATCGTTGAGAAGGAGCACGGCTTTCAGTTCACGCGCCCGCTCTTCACGCGCGACGATTGCTTCGTTGACACGGCCGGGAGCTACAAGAAGTCGCTGAGCAAGATCTTCCCGCGCGTGCTGCGAGCGATGGCGCGCGACCGGCCTTTCACGAAGACCGAGAAGGACTACATCATGGCGTACCAGACGCTCGTCGTTGACAACAACGCCGTGTACGCCGACCACACCGACAAGCTGCTGCTCTGCCCCGACTACAACTACTGCGTCTTTGAGAACGTGCTGGACATGGTGCCGCGCGCAGCCTGGCAGAACCCGGCGGTCGTGGCGACAGTAAAGAGCATGATCAGCGGCGGCGTCGTGTGCCCGCAGCAGTGCGCGGCCATCGCGGCGACGAGCCCGCGGGGGCGTAGTGACGCCCGCGGCGATGCGGACGCCACGGCGACGGGCGAGGACTACATGCGAACGCTTGTGGAAGGCTATACGTGGCTGGCTATGAAATGCAAGAACATCCACGAGACGAACGATGCTTACGCGCACGACGACTTCTGGCGCTACTTAAAGAAGATGATAGTCGGTAACGTAATCAGGAACTACTCTCGGCACACCGTACAGCAGCTGCACAACGCGGTATGGCGCCGGGCGCAGAAGTCGCCGAAGCAAACGGCGACGCCGGGGTCGGGGGCGCGCCATACCGTATCTTGAGCTTTGACATCGGAGTCAAGAACCTAGCGTGCTGCGTGCTGGAGCTGGATCGCGACCCAACCTTACGTGCCCCCACCGCCGCCGATGCGGGCACTGAGAGCGCGCGCGTGCTTTTTTGGACGGTGTTCTCGCTCGCAGCCGAGAAGGAACGCATCCCATCGGTCAACGAGCTAGCCGGCCGGCTCTTCACGGTTATGGATCGGCTCGTCGCGGACCTTGAGAGCGTCGCCGGCGTAGCGACGCTGGACATGGTGCTCCTGGAGAACCAGCCCTCGCGGCTCAACGGAGCGATGAAGTCGCTGCAGATGATGCTATACAGCTACTTCCAGCTGCGGCGGCACTGGGAAGGGCGCGCGGCGGCCGTGCAGATGGTGTCGGCCGGCAAGAAGACCCAGGGGCACGACTGCGAGATCGCGACTCCGGAGAGCTGCGGCTATAAGCCTAAGAAGGGGTACGCTCTGAACAAGTGGAATGCCATCCAGATTGCTCAGAAGTACATCAGCGGCGACGCGGATCTGGAGAAGCTCTTCGCCACTCACAAGAAGAAGGACGACCTGTCCGACGCGCTGTGCCAGGCGCTCGCGTGGGTGCGGCGCCACGGTTACCGCGTCGCCGAAGGGTGCGTCAAAAACGATATAAAGGATCTGTGCGGTGGTCATTAAGGACGAACCTGCCAGCCGACCGACGCAATGAACATGTTCGGCGGCCCTAGCGTGCAGATTCACGACGATGATAGCGACGAGACCGTGAGCATTGACGCGAATGATTCCCACTCGCCCTTCCAGATCCCGATGATCGGGGCGCCGCGCATGTCCGGCGCCGGCATGGGCGGCGGCGAGAACGCCAACATGGGAATGCTCATCAACCGCGCGAAGGTCTCAAAGGACGTGCTGTCGGCTTCTAGCGGCGCGGGCTCGGTGATTTCCGGCGGCGGCTCGGAGTACTCGGAGTCGGAGGCCGGCACCGAGGAGAGCGCGGGCGGCGGTGGCGGCTACGGCGGCGCTGCTTACGGCGCCGGTGCCGGCAACGGCGGCGGCGCTGGCGGCTACGGCGGCGTTCCCGCGACGGGCCTGGGCGGCGGCGCGCTGAAGTTCCCGGCGGCTCCCGTGGACAACATCGCGAACCGCATGGCCATGGAGCGCAGCCGCGTGGAGTCCGAGATGAACGAGAAGAAGGAGATTCTCTACCAGATGGACCGTCTAGAGGCGAAGGGCTACAACCTGCCGAAGCAGTTCAGCATGCAGTCCGATCTGGAGGAGATGCGCCACGAGTACAACCGCATCCTGCGCGAGAAGGAGGTGGACGCGAGCGTCCGCTTCCAGCGCAAGATGATGATGGCGTTCGTGACCGGAGTGGAGTTCCTGAACACGCGCTTTGACCCTCTTGACGTCAAGCTAGACGGCTGGTCGGAGCAGGTGCACGAGAACATCAACGACTACGACGATATCTTTGAGGAGCTCCACGAGAAGTACAAGTCAACGGGCAAGAAGATGGCGCCCGAGCTGCGGCTGCTGATGTCGCTTTCGGGCTCGGCGTTCATGTTCCACCTGACGAACAGCATGTTCAAGAAGACGGCGGTGCCGGGCGTTGAGCAGGTTCTGCGGAACAACCCGGACCTGATGCGCCAGTTCCAGCAGGCGGCGGCGCAGCAGATGGGCGATATCGGGCGCGCGGCCGGCGCGATGAACGGCGGCGGCGGCGGCCAGGGCGGCGGCGGCATGTTCGGCGGCGGCGGCCTCATGGGCATGATGGGCAACATGTTCGGCATGAACTCGGCCGGCGCTAGCGCGGGTCCGGCGCCGGCTTTCCAGCAGCGCACGACGATGCCTTCGCCGACGGCAGCTTCCGCCGGCGCAACCGCTGCGGCGGCGACGCGCAAGATGAACGGGCCGAGCATGTTTGACATTGACGACGTGATCAACGATGTCCAGATGGAGATGACTGGCGCCCCCAAGCGCGCACCGGGTGGTGGCGGTGGCGGCGCCGCTGCCGCGGCCGGCGCGCGCATGGAGCGCATGTCCATGTCCGACGAGGACATCACGAGCCTGATAGAGTCCGAGATTGACGGCGTCATGTCCGAGCGGCGCTCGGTGACTTCGCGCGGCACCGCGGGCGGCGGCGCGCCTCGCCGCGGCCGCCCTCCCGGCGCCGGCAAGCGCGTGCTGGACATCTAACTGGGGAGTTCGGGAGCTAAGGAGCTAAGCAGCTAAGGAGCTAGTAGAAGAGTACATCGGGTCTGTTTTGAATATGTTACGAGTCCCGTGAGGGAAGCATCGTATCATATGTAAAAAGAAGAGGAGAAGCGGGCGGAGCGCGTCTAAGAGATCGCGCAGCCGCAGGTCGCGTCGGCCGTGGCAACCTGCTCGGGCGAAACCAGCGGGAACCACGTGTAGGGCGCCTTAGGCTCGCCTACAAAAGCGCGAATCCGCGAGATGCTGGACTCGGATATCTCGCAGTTCGGGTTTAGCGTTAAAATCCACGCGAAGCCGTCGGGGCCTGCGCCAGGCGCGTCGTGCGCCAGGGGCCCGAGGCGCCCGCGGACGTAGGCGGGCACGTGAGTAAGAGGCTGCAGATCGTGATTGGTCACGATGTAGCCCTTCAGAGTCCGCTTGTCGTCGTAATTGAGAGGACCAAGGGACTTCATGTCATACAGCATCTTTACGGTGTGAAAGGGAAACGGCTTCGCCTCTAAGAGCTGACTAGATGCCACGGAGATCATAGGGACTGAGCGGAGAGACCATATCGCGTAGGTTAGAGTGTTGCCGGTTGCGTTTTCTACGATGCACAAGTACCGCATGCGTGCCTTAGTGTCACCCATTGTTTGTGTTGGCACCGGTACGGTGCGCCGGGCTACGCCGCAGCGTAGCTGTTGTTTTTATTGTACATAAGCGCGATGCCTTTAAGTACTGCGCGAGTCGGCGCGCTGCGCGGTGTGTTACGAGTCCCGTGCGGGGAAAGTCGTATCGTGTGTAAAAAGGACGAGGAGAGCGGCGGGGCGCTACGAGATCGCGCAGCCGCAGCCGGCGCCTGTGCCAACGCCGGCGATGGCGACCTGCTCGGGCGAAACCTGCGGGAACGGCGTGAAGGTCGCCTCGGGCTCGCGGACGAATTCTAGGATCCGCGAAATGCTGGCGTCGTCTATCTCGGCGGTCGGGTTCAGCGTCAGAATCCACGCGAACCCGTCGGGGCCTGCGCCGGCAGTGTTGGGCGCCAGCGGCCCGACGCGGCCGCGGAGGTACACGGGCACGTGCGCGAGCGGCGAGATGTGGTGGCTGGTCAAAACCCAGCCCGTCAAGGTCCGGTCGTTGTAGTTAAGCGGAGGCAGGTCATTTACGCTGTACAGCAGCTTTACGGTGGGGAATGGGAACGGTTTTGCCTCCAAGGGCTGATTAGATGTTACCGAGATCATCGGCACAGAGTTGGTCCACCATACCCTGTAGACCAAGGTGTTACCCGCCGCGTTTTCCACGATGCACCAGTAACGCATGGGCTGCTTCGTCTCGTCCATTTGTGCGACGCTTGTGGTGCGCTCTTTGCCTTACAGATGCGCGGCGCCTTTAAGTGCTTTCGGGCTACGAGATCGCGCAGTTGCAGTCAGTGTAGGACTCTTCGGCCTGCTCGGGCAGACCCGGCGGGAAGAGCTTGAAGTATGCCGACTGCTCGCCGATGAACTCCTTGATCTGCGCGATGCTGAAGTCGGTGATCTCGTCGTCCAGGTTCATAGTCAGGATCCACGCGAACCCGTCGTGACCGACACCGGGGCCGGCCGGCATCGCGAAGGGCCCGATGCGCCCGCGGACGTAGGCGGCCACGTGCAAAAGGGGGCGAATATCGCGGCCGGTCACGACATAGCCCTGCAGGATGCGCTTGCTGGAGTAGTCCAACGATGACGGAGCAGGGTAGTTCAAGTCGTACAGCAGCTTCACCGTAGGGAAGGGGAACGGGCTCTCCTTTGAGAGCTCGCGGGACACCGCGTAGAGCTTGGGGAACGAGTCGCGCGACCACACCGTTTTGGTTAGAGTGTCGCCGCTTGCGTTTTCCACGATGCAGCGAACCAGAGTGCTCCCGTTGAGGTACCCGGAGAGATCCATCGTCGTTGCGGCTCTCAGTGGCGGTGTGTTTGCTATACAGATACTTGGAGCCTTTAAGTACTGCGCGGTGCGCGGTGCGTTACGGCGCCCGCGAGGGCGGGGCGTCGTATCGTGTGTAAAAGGGATGCGGATGGTTGCTTAGCCGTGCCGAGCGCTCGCTTACTTGCGGGCGGCCTTCAGGGTCTTCTTCAGCGACGCGGGGAACGCGCGGGCCGACTTGATCGGGTTTACGGTCGCCTGGCGGATCTCGCCGGACGACTTGGAGACCTGCGTCAGGGTGCCGGTCGTCAGCGCGAACGCGCCGGCGAGCACCGCGAACAGGATCGGCAGGACGACGGCAACGCCCAGGATGACCAGCTCCAGGATCGCCCACCAGTACAGGACCTCGCGGCGGACGTCCTCGCTGCAGGCGCACTTGGCGACCTTCAGGTAGCGGACGTACTGCAGCGCCAGCACGAAGAACACGATGGCGGAGACGGCGAACAGGATGTTGATCGCGAACATCGCGCCGCCGGCCGACATGCCGAAGCGCTGCGCCGCCAGGGACGGGGGCAGGAACATCGTCAGCGCCAGGTAGACGATCGCGAAGATCGGGAAGTTCTTGACGAACTTCTGGTAGGGGTGGACCGCGCACGCGCAGCCGATCTTCTCAAGCTTGTCAACGTACATGTACGTGACGAACAGGAGGACGATGCCGATGAAGCTGCCGATGAAGGAGACGATCTGGACGATATCCATGCTGGCGAGCGCGAGCGGGACAAGATGATCGCAGTGTGTGCGAAGGGTTCTAACTGTATCGCAGAGATTTTTCGCGAAGCGCGATTCCCAAAATGCCCCAATATGTGTGTCTTGCTTGCCCGCCTGCCGCCCGCCGCCCGCAGCCCGCCGCCCGCTGCCCGCCGCGCCTTCGGCGCTCACTGCGGCGCCACGCGCTCGCTAGGCTCCTTGTACTCCATCTTAAGAAACCGGAAGATGTCGCGCTCGTCGCTCATGACCGGCGGGGCCGGCTCGGAGCCCGTCGGCTTCATGCCGTGCTCGTTCAGAGTGTAGCCGAGATCCAGCGCGCGCTGGCGCATCGCGACGTTGAAGCGGTCGGACCCCGTGAAGTACAGGACGGCGTACGGGTACTCGTCCTTCGGCGTCAGCAGCAGGTCCAGGCGGCGGTGCGGCGAGTCCGGCGCGGCGCCCGGCAGCCGCGCGTAGCCCATGAACTTCTTGTCGCCCTTGGCGAGGACGTCGGTCACGTAGCCGTCGGAGGCCAGGCGGTCGCACACCGCCGAGAAACGGCGCTTGCGCTCGGCCAGCGGGATCTCGTCGGGCAGCGTAAGCAGCGCGTCAATGTCGCCGCTATCTGCGGCGCCGCGACGGTAGCTGCCGACGACCTCGGCGATGAACTCGGGCGACACGGCGGCGGCCGCGGCGATGACCAGCGCCGCGTGAGTGTGCATCTCGGCGCGCGGGATGCGCAGGTCGGCGTCCTCGGCGTACTTGAGACCGATCGCCTGCTTGTCGTTCAGGAACCCCGGATTCTCTGCGGCGTACCGGCGCAGGTCGGCGAAGCCCCTTAGGGCCGGGCGGATCTCAGAGATCCCCTTGGCCTTCACTGGGCCGACGCCGTAGATCTTGAGCCACAGGTCCTTGCGCGGCATGTCGCCCTCGCGGCGCAGCTCGTCGGCCGCCGCGAGATGGCCGGTTGCGAGGATCTCGGCGATCTTCTCGCGAATCTTCTCGCCGATGCCCTGCACGCCGGCGACGTCGTCCATCGTGCGGATCGGAGGGCCCGTCCAGGCAGTAAGCTGAGCGACCACCTTCTTGTAAGCGCGGGCCCGGAAGGCACCGCCCGGGTCCTGCTCGGCATTCCGGCACATCACGTCCAGCTCTTGGATGATCTTCTCGCGGTAGTCCGTGCCCTCGGCGGCGGGCGCTGCGGCGGGCGCTGCGGGCGTTGCGGGCGCAGGCGCGGCGGGCTTCTTCTTAGGGGCCATTCCGTCGCGTGCGTCTACTAAACGCTTCGGTTGTTTGTTTCCGGTTACTACCGCACCACTTCGCGCGGGTTACTGGAAGTACTTGTAAAAGTGATCGGCGCTTGACGCCGCTGTGTGTCATTTTTCGGTCTGCCGCCGGGAATTTGGTAGCACGGCTGCGCGGTTACCAGCTCCAGCTTCCGCCGAGGCCGCTGTTGTACACGGCGAGCGCGCCGGGATACTTGCTGGCTAGGCAGTCCTTGATCATCCAAACGTCGGGCTTGACCTGGATTGCGCCCGGCTGCTGAGCGCCGAGGCACTGGTTCTTCTCGGCCGGCCGGTACTCCGAGCCGTTCACGAGGAACGGGAAGACCTTCTCTGTCGGGAACAGGTAAACGCGGTCGGCCACGCCGTCGCGGAGGATGCACTTCCGCAGGAAGTACGGGCCCGTCGTGCGGTTGATGTACTTGCTCTTGAGGTCCACCTTGCCGTCCAGGACGTAGCGCATGGCGCGCCGCGTGACCTGGTGCCGCCAGGTCGCCGCGAAGAAGCTGTTCGTC